AAGAAGGTGACAGTGTTTCTTTTGTAGCCAACGAGTCGCTGGGTCTGCACTTGAACAAGCCACTGATTATTCTGTTGGACGAGCTACCCAAGGCTTCGCCGACAGTGAAGACACCGTGTATGCGGCTCGGGCTTGAACGAATGTTTGCGCAGTACAAGTTACACAAAGACTCCATCGTCATCTCTACCGGCAACCTTGGGGTAGAGAAGCTGGGTGACTTGTTACCTGCACACGCACTCAACCGCATGACCTGCATAGAGCTTAGATCACCCCACGGTGTGCAGTGGGTAGAAGACTACGCCATACCCAATGATCTGGAGCCGATTGTTTCTGGCTGGGTCTTGGAGAACAAGAACAAAGTGTTCCAAGACTTCCGCGATGTTGAAGATCCAGAAGACAATACGTTCATCGACCATCCCCGCGCAACGGATCGGGTTGCGTGTACTACGCCACGGTCTGTCACCAAAGCGGCATTCATTGTGCAGAATCGTGCAAACATGGACGACCAGACACTGACCGCTGCATTGATAGGTACGATTGGTTACAGCGCGGCTACTGACCTGATGACTTTCATTCGACTAGCAGACCAACTGCCCACGCTGGATTCCATCAAGCAATCACCCGATAGCGCGATGATACCCACATCGGGGCCAGCACGGTGCATGGTCATCACTCGGATGTTGTCGGACATCGACAGCAAATGCGTGGATGCCTACGTGACCTATCTCAATCGGCTCGACCAAGACGAGAAAGGTTTGTTTGCCCATGCGGTCAGAAACCCCAAGAACCCCAATCGTTCCATGATTAGCAAGAACGCCAACTGGACAAAGTTCTGCGCAGAGAATGGCTGGATGTTCGCAGCGGACAAAGTTTAGGGAGGTAACATGTTCGGAGTAACTACACAACTAAGTGCCCAGCAGCGGCTGGATAAAGCGCGTGTTGCTTGCATCGGCCATCCCAGATACATGGCGATGGCTGGCATCATAATGATGGCAAAGTATGAGGTGGTCGATGACCCCGACATGACTGCTTGCACCAACGGGCGTGACGTTAAGTTCGGTCAGCAGTTCATTGAGTCACTGACTGACCCAGAGCTACGGTTCGTTGTGCTGCACGAATGCTATCACATGATCTTCAAGCACCTGATAACGTGGAAGCATCTGTGGGACAAGTCACGTACAAGAACGAACAAGGCTTGTGATTTTACGATCAATGGCAAGCTGGTGGATGAAAACCGCCAAGACGGATTCGCCAAGATGCCAGCCGTGGGCTTGTACGATGACCGATTCCGGTTACCTGATGGCACATGGATGGGGCCGCCGATTATCTTTGACATGCTCACAGATGATGACGATACCGACCAGCCACAAGGCGGTGGGGGTCAAGGCGGGTATTCATCGCTGGATGAACACGATTGGGAAGCAGCCGAAGAGATGACGGATGCAGAGAAGACCGACCTAGAGCGCGAGGTTGATGAAGCCATACGCCAAGGTATTCTCAGTGCCAGCAAGTCGGGGCATGGTCACGATCCAGTTCTAGGTGAGGTGTTACAGCCACAGATTGATTGGACGCAGGTAGCACTCGACTTTGCACAGTCTGTCTGTACAGGTAGTGACTACTGCACTTGGGCCAAACCCAATCGTCGCTACATCGGTTCGGACATCTACATGCCCAGTTCGCTCAGTGACAAGATCACCGAGATCGTGCTTGCGTGCGATACGTCAGGGTCATGCATCTATGACGCACCCGCATTCCTAGCCGAGATGCAGTCTATCTGTTCTACGCTCAATATCGGTGGGGTCAGGATTCTGTATTGGGGCAGTTCGGTTGTCGGTGACGAGTTCTACGGTGAAGATACGATGGGCAACTTTACTGAGCTTACCGAACCCAAAGGGGGCGGTGGCACTGATGCACGGTGTGTAACTGATTATATGCAGGAACACCAGATCAACCCCGAAGGAGTGATCGTCTTTACGGACGGTGGCATGTGGCGTGACGAATGGGGTACTTGGAACGTGCCAGTTCTCTGGTGTGTCAAGGACAACCCCGAAGCCAAGCCTCCGGTGGGCAAGACAGTACATCTAACAGCAAACCAACTTTAGGAGATAGATATGCACTCATACATAACAGTATTAGTTTCGATGTCATGCGCTGGGTTATCTGGTGCTATGGCGTTCTTAGGTCTGGAGTATATGAACGAGGGTATCGGCCTCACTCCGGTAATCGCTTTTCCGATGGCGACTGCACTGCTTTACATTCCGTTTTGGTTTGTTACAAGCACGACAGAAGAAGCGGAAGAAGACTAGAGGATAATCTATACGATGTAAGTATTTTGTTATAAGTACTTATAACAAAGTATCTAGAGACAGAATTTATCCACAACCAGAAAATAATTTATGTAAGGGAAACAAAAATGGCATTTATAAGTTCAACATATCAGCACTGGGTAGAGAATCTACATGAGGTAGATCTAGATGAAGTGTATAGGACAAGCTACGAATCATACGATGCTTGGGACAGAAACTACTTTGACTACGTTAAAGAAGTGCGGGACAAGTTACGTGGCCGACTGCACACACGCGATATACGGTTTGCTACGTACAAACCAGTAAACATTCACGGTCATCCTAACTACTGGGTTTACGAGCAGGGTGATTTGATGCCGATGGGGTTTCTCAGCAGTCAGAACAAGACCATCAATCAAGGGTACGCTGACCAAAAGACGTATCAGGTATTTGGTGTTACGTCACCGCACGTCAACAACAAAAAGGACAGCAGTGAAACTATCCACAGCAAGTCGAAAGCCACAGCAGTCAAGAAGGCGTTAGGTGTTCTGCACAACCGCACGTTGGGCGAGATAGCAGAGATGTATACCTACGAGTTCAAGACCGCGATCCAAAATAAAAAGATAGAACTAGATAGCGACCTAGATAATCTGATTAAGGCGGTGTCTGGGGCTGGGTTCGGTAAGCCCTTCTTGCACTCCAATGCGTTTGCTGCAATGACTAACCCCGTAGTGTTTGAGGCGTTGAAGCAGAACGCACCAGATGTCGCGGATACGATTACGCAGATATATGACGCACAGAACACCATAGAGAGCTTCAAGGATACCCACGATTCCAGCAAAGTAGTATTTGTTCATTGCAAAGAGAACGATGCCACTGTAATTTGGTCTGACAGATTATCGGACTACGATCACAAGGAAGCAGCACTTGTGAGGTGTTTCCGTGTCGGCGAGTTTCCTGAGTTGGAGCAGCGCATAAACTCGTTGTCTATTATGGACGTTAACGATGCGGTATTAGACGTGGGTATGAAAGTACGAGATAACTTGTACTTTGTAGTCATTTCTCAAGTCCCGGCGCTGTAAGGTAGTAAGTAACTCCATGTATTACGTAGACTTGTCATACGATACAGATAAGTGTAAGGTCTGGTCACTTGATACTTTTTCTATTGAAACATCGTATGAAGGTGTCTACGATAGTCCAGAGCATTTGCCTGATGAAATTAAAAATCGGGTACTTGCTCTGTCGATTATGCAGCCGAAAAGTTCACCAGTGTCGGGCGTAGGGATGCGCTCGGCGGTGGATAAATTTTGGGTCTACATCTGATAACAGTTCCTCGGAGAGAAAAGTGAAAGTTATTTTGGAGCTTGAGGAAGAAGATTTTGTGCGGCTAATAGATCTGCAACATGAGATCTTGGCGGTTCTGGAACGTATGGAGAAACTTTTACAGGAGCAAACGGATGGCAATGACACCAGAAAAAAGAGTTAAGGAAGCGGTGAGAAAGCAACTGCGTTCAGTGGGTGCGTATCACTTCTTTCCTGCTACTGGTGGATACGGCAAGAGTGGTGTACCTGACATTGTTGGGTGCTTTCGCGGTAAGTTTTTTGGTATTGAGTGTAAGGCGGGCAACAACAAGCCTACCCCACTACAAGAGAAGAACTTACAAGAAATACGCCAAGCGGGTGGGATCGCGCTGGTGATAAACGAACAAAACGCGGGAGATGTTTTGGATTTGATAGGTGCTGTACCAGCGCAACTGGAGATGAACTTTAACTAGGAGACTAATATGAAATACGAAAACCTACGTAAGGGCATGGTTTTTGAGTTTATTGAGAACAGAAGAAATACTGAGAAAGCGCCTGATGATCCGACTAAGTTTTGGGAAGTCATCAAACTAAACCAAGAGCAGGAGCGCGAGTATCTAATCACTCAAATAGTTTTAGGTCGGCTGGCCGATAGGCAAACTTTTAACGCCGACATCGAAGATCTAAATAACCCCCGAAGATGGACATACCATGAAGGTGCAGGGGTACAAGAAGTTATGGTTAAACAGCTATCTTTTCTCGATGGCCGTGCTCCAATGATGCTTTCTCAAAACGCAGTCTCTGAACCCTCCACAGTAAAAGGGAATGTTGTAGATATTGCTGATGCAACGGTTCCTGTTAGCGATGTTGAAAACACCTACGCGAAATACGCGAACTGCACCATAGATGATTGGGAGCTAATTGCAGATGCTTTCTTTGAAACAAAGGGTTTCGATACGCGAAAAGAAAAGCCTAAGTCCTACACGCGCTCTTACCAAATACACTCGCAAGAATGGTCAGCGTTTACAGATCAAAAGACCATTAGAGAAATAAGAGATCTTCGGTTACGCATAACTGATTGGGAGCAGAACACAAGCCCATGCAGCTACCAGACAATCATTCGTAGATTGCTCCAAGGATGTCAGTGGTTTGGACAGCCGCAGCACAGGCAGTTTTTAACTCAAGCGTTACAGAAACGCATTCACAGAAACAGGTAACACACATGACCATGCAAAAGAAACGTGGCCGACCACGGAAGGTAGATACATCGGACGGTAGCACAGCTAGTTATTACGAGTTACCCAAAGGTGCAAAAGAACTTCAAGATCTCATATCTCATAAAGATATGAACGCTCAGATTGGAGAGATTTTCAGATCGTGCTATAGGTACGGACAAGCATCCCACAGCGACCAGCTACGCGATGCTAAGAAGATCCGCTTCTATATAGACGCTGAAATCAAACGGCTAGGGGGTTGATATGGGGTTGAAGATAGATAAAGGCATACCCATCCCAACAATGTTGCCCCATCAGCGAAGGACGGTAGAAATTCACACGGCGTTAGACGCAATGGAAGTTGGCGACAGTATTGAGTTTTGTTTGGACACAGTGACCAAAAAGGGACAAATGTATTCACGACTTGGCCGACGTTTTGGCTCAGTGGCTAGGCGACGCGGGATCAACTATAAGACTCGGACAGATCTAGAGAAGCAAACAATTCGATACTGGAGGGTTGAATGAATACGAAAAAGAAATTCAACATAACATTGGAAGAGACCATACGTAGGCGCGTACAAGTTGAAGCGAAGAACGAGGAAGAAGCTCGGTTCGCTGCTGAAGATGGCGAAGGTTATTACTTAGAGTTGCCGAAGACCGTGAAGCGGGACATTCAGCAAGTGCTTGAAGTTGAGGAAACAAGTTAGTGGATCTCATCACGCTAGACTTTGAAACTTTTTACGATAAGGACTTCTCTCTGTCTAAGTTAACAACAGAGGAGTACGTCCGCGATTCACGTTTTGAAGTAATAGGCGTGGGTATAAAGGTCAACAACGGGCCAACAGAGTGGGCGAGCGGCACCCATGAAGAACTTGCGGATTATTTTGCGGATTTTGATTGGGCTTCCAGTATGGTTCTGGCACATAACACTATGTTTGATGGTGCTATTCTTTCTTGGCTATATGGCATCAAACCTAAAGTATGGGCTGATACTTTATGTATGGGACGCGCCATTCACGGAGTTGAAGTTAGTGGGAGCCTAAAAGCTCTAGCAGAACGCTATGACATAGGAGAGAAAGGCACCGAAGTACTCAAGGCAATCGGTAAGCGCAGAGAAGACTTTAGCGATGATGAATTAGATCTATATGGTGACTACTGCATCAACGACGTAGATCTTACCTACAAGTTGTTTTCTTTGATGGCCCGTGACTTCCCCAAAAAAGAATTACAGATAATTGACTGCACGTTACGGATGTTCTTACTTCCGCAGTTAGATCTAGATTTGAATTTACTGAGTTCTCACCTGCACAACATCAAAGAGAATAAAGAGAAGTTGTTATGTGCAGCAGGTGTCTCTCGTAAGGATCTCATGTCAAACAACAAGTTCGCAGAGTTGTTGATTGAACAGGGTGTAACACCTCCCACCAAAATAAGTAACACGACAGGCAAAGAGACCTTCGCATTCGCTAAAACCGATGAAGCCTTCAAGAGCCTTGGAGAGCATGAAAACGAAAACGTGCAAACGTTGGTGGCAGCGCGACTAGGTAACAAAAGCACTTTAGAAGAAACACGTACCCAAAGATTTATAGACATCAGCCACCGAGGGCTGCTGCCTGTACCCGTAAGATATTATGCCGCGCACACTGGTAGGTGGGGCGGAGATGACAAGATAAATTTACAGAATCTTCCTAGCCGTGGGCCAAACGGCAAGATGTTAAAACGGAGCATCCTTGCATTAGATGGTTACAGATTAGTTGACTGTGACTCTTCACAAATCGAAGCGCGGGTTTTGGCTTGGCTTGCGGGGCAAACAGATCTCGTAGACTCGTTTGCTAACAAAGAAGACGTTTACGTAAAAATGGCCGCACGTATCTACAACATACCTATTAACAGACTGGAGCACGTAACCAAAGAGCAGCGGTTTGTTGGCAAGACCACGATCCTTGGAGCGGGGTACGGCATGGGTGCAGTAAAGTTTCAAGCACAATTGGAATCTCTTGGGACTCAAATAGACCTTGACGAAGCGCGGCGTATCATCAATATATACCGTGACGCTAACTGGAAAATAAACCACCTGTGGCGCGAAGCTCAAAACATGCTAACTATGCTGTATGAAAAGCAGTCAATGCGCATCGGTGTTCCTCCTCTTATTAGATCTATAGGTAAGAACTCTTCCGTATTATTACCAAACGGCCTGCAAATGCGGTACGAAGATTTAGACAGGGAGCAAGGTGAGCGCGGCATAGAATACAGTTACAAAACAAGACGAGGCCGAACTCGGATCTACGGTGGGAAAGTTATAGAGAACGTATGTCAGGCAGTTGCTCGGTGTATTATCGGTGAGCAGATGCTACTTATACGTAAAAAGTACCCGCCTGTATTGACCGTGCATGACTCTGTAGTGGTTAGTGTCCCCGAAGATGATGTAGAGGAAGCGCAGAGTTACGTAGAACAATGTATGCGCTATGTGCCAGAGTGGGCAGAAGGACTGCCACTTGACTGCGAAAGTGGCGTGGCTAAAGCCTATGGAGATTGTGAAGCATGAACGCTGCACCGTGGTCATTCAGCAAGATAAAGGCATTTCAACAATGTCCCAAACAGTTTTACCACGAAAAAGTAATCAAACAGTATCCGTTCAAGATGACCAGTGCCGTGCGCTACGGTAACGAGTTTCACAAAGCCGCAGAAGATTACATACAAGGTAAAGGGCTAGATAAGCGGTTTGAGTTTGCTCGGCCTGCGTTGGATTCACTTAACGCAAAAGAAGGTGACAAGTTATGTGAATACAGGATGGGGCTAACAAACCGTTTAGAACCATGCACGTTTAGCGCAAGAGACGTTTGGTTTAGAGGAATAGCAGACTTACTTATTCTAGACCATGAAAATAATTTAGCGTGGGTTGTTGATTACAAGACAGGTAAATCAGCGCGGTATGCGGATAGCGGTCAGTTAGAGCTTATGGCGATGGCCGTGTTTAGGCACTTTCCACATATCGACACGGTTCGAGCTGGATTATTATTTGTTGTGTGTAACGAGTTAATTAAAGATTCCTTCATAGCGTCAGACAGTAAAAAACTATGGATCAAGTGGGCAGATTCGTTTACTGATATGAAGTATTCGTATGAGAATGATGTGTGGAATCCAAACCCTAGTGGTTTGTGTAGAAGACACTGCCCAGTGGTTGAGTGCAGTCATAACGGGAGTAACAGATAATGCCTTATAAAAATCCAAAAGATCGTAAGAAGCAAAAGCCAGATAAGAAAGGAACAAAGGCTTTTGAGGCTCGTATGGAGCGGCAACGCGCCAGACGCAAGATGGACAGAACAAGTAAAGACGCAAACAAGAACGGAGTGGCTGACAAACGCGAAGGCAAAGACGTTAGCCATAAAAAGATGTTAAGTAAGGGTGGATCGAATAAAGATGGAGTGCGGGTAGAAAGTCGTAGCGCGAACCGTAGTCGCAACGGCAAAAGACCTACCCGCCGTAGATAGGCTTGGGGTTACGATCATTGACCTCTCCAGCGCGTTCCCGTCCGCGTAGCCGAAGGCGGGCTTACTGAGGAGACAGTATGCAAGTTATAGACAATAAGGCTTTGCTACTAAAGTTACGTCAGCCTGAAAAGGTAACTAGTGTTATACCTAAAAGTAAGTTGTTACCTGATAACCGAGTATTGGTTAACTGGGGTATTGAAGAAACACACGTACTAAAAAACTTAAATATCAAAGCACCTTCGCCCATAGAAGCTGAGTACGAGTGGACAGGAAAGCATGAGCCATTTGACCACCAAAAGACTACTAGCTCATTTCTGACGTTGAACAAAAGAGCTTTCTGCTTCAACGAACAAGGCACAGGTAAAACTGCTAGTGCTATCTGGGCAGCAGATTATTTGATGAACAAAGGTAGGGTGAGCAGAGCGTTAGTTATATGCCCGTTGTCGATTATGGATTCTGCATGGCGGCAAGACTTGTTTACTTTTGCCATGCACAGATCCGTTTCAGTTGCATACGGTAGTTCAAAGCAACGCCGAAAGATAATAGAGGAAGGCGCTGAGTTCGTCATAATTAACTACGATGGTGTTGAAGTTGTCAGGGATGCTATCGAAGAAGGTGGGTTTGACTTAGTTATCGTAGACGAAGCTACGCACTATAAGAATGTACAAACTAATCGCTGGAAGACGTTGAACAGCCTCATAACTGGTTCTACGTGGGTATGGATGATGACCGGAACGCCCGCTGCCCAAAGTCCACTAGATGCGTTTGGGTTAGCTAAGATCGTAGACCCCAAATCGGTGCCAAGATTCTTTGGCACTTTCCGCGATCAAGTTATGAGTAAAGTAAGTCAGTTCAAATGGGTGCCGAAGCCCGAAGCTACAGAAATAGTATTCAGTGCTTTGCAACCGGCGATACGATTTACCAAAGCCGAGTGTCTAGACTTACCGGAGATTGTTTACACACACCGTGAGGTCGAGCTTACAAGACAGCAGCAGAAGTACTACAAAGAATTGAAAGATAAGATGGTGATGCAAGCAGCAGGAGAACAAATCTCTGCGGCAAATGCCGCCGTTAATCTCAACAAGCTACTACAAATATCAGCAGGAGCCGTGTACACAGACGAAGGTGAGTCTCTAGAGTTTGACATCAAGCATAGATATAAGGTGTTACGTGAGGTTATCTCTGAGGCGAGCAAAAAAGTTTTGGTGTTTGTTCCGTTCAAGAACGTTATAGATGTGCTTGTGGATAAACTACGGCAGGACGGTATAACCACAGAAATGGTTCGCGGTGATGTGACTGCAAGCCAACGCACTGAGATATTTAAGCAGTTCCAGCAAACTCCAAACCCACGCATTCTAGTAATACAGCCACAAGCTGCGGCACACGGGGTCACACTAACCGCTGCCGACACTATTGTTTGGTGGGGGCCAACTTCTTCCGTTGAAACCTATGAACAGGCTAACGCCCGTATTCACAGGCAGGGGCAAGATCACAAATGCACGGTGATTCAATTGGCAGGATCTCTCGCTGAAAAGCGCGTCTACTCACTTCTAGATAATAAATTACACACTCACACAAAAATTATTGATCTTTACAAAGAAATCGTTGCATAACTAACAAAATAATAGCAGAATGCGTTTCTCGCTTTTGGAGATTCGTATGAGCGATGCAATAAACGTAGATAAGCTAACAAAAGTTTATCTGAAAATAAAAGAACAACGAGAAGAGTTGTCGAGTAGGTATAAGGAACAGGACGGTCAGCTAGAAGAACAACAAAACACAATCAAAAGTGAGTTGTTGAAGCATCTGCAAGAGCAGAACATTGATTCTATCAGGACACCCAATGGCACCTTCTACCGCACTACTAAGACGAAGTACTGGACTTCTGATTGGGGAAGTATGCATGAGTTTATACTGGAGCATGGCTTGCCTGATCTTCTGGAGAAGCGGTTGCACCAAACAAATGTGCGGACGTTTCTTGAAGAGAATGAAGATCTGTTACCAAAAGGTCTGAACGTCGATAGCGAATACTCGTTATCAGTTCGGAGACCTAAGAAATGACAGACCCTCTAGTGCCAATCGAATCTGTTGCGCAGCACTTCAAAGTGTCTATTTCAACGATTCGTTTGTGGGTTCGGCAAGACATTATTCCCGCAAATAGCTACGTGAAGATAGGGAAAACCTACAGGTTTTCACTGCCTGATGTGACGTTTGCCCTGCTTCGTTACAACAATGACATTCACGAAGTAGAGGAAGATTCGGACGATGATCTGTGAGAATCAGCATCCGTGGGGGTTACTTCTCTGGGCCACCGGAGCTAGATGCATACTGCAC